TAGCCGCCAGAGACGGCACTGGTTGCGCCCGATGTTGCCGTGAGCGTCCAGCCTGTACCAGACGAGAAATCGCCGTTGGTGATGGCTGCGGTAACGGTGGGGCGAGTGACAAGAACATCCTCCACCTTGACCCGCAGGAGCTGATCGGTGAATTCCATCAGCGCAGCATCGGTGGCGCCGAACACGAACTCCTTCAGTCGGCATTTGTTATTGCCGTTGGTGGTTGAGATGTATTCGAGGCCGGCCCGCATGAAGGCCGGGCCGCTGGTGAGCGGCAGGAGATTGGTCTGCGTTTCCGCAGCCAGGCGCATCCGCTCCAGATCGACGCGCGGCAGGTGCTTCTTGTCCTGCACACCGGTCGAAAAGCTTTGCAGGTAGGTGTTGACGCGAGGCATCAGAGACCGCGAAGCGTCCCGGTGAGCGAGCCGCGCCGAATCCTCGCTCGCACCAGTCTGCCGGCCGGCGCATAGTCCACCCTGTCATCGACGGCATCGAGCGTCTTGGCTTCCGTCAGGAGGGTCTTTGACAGGTTGAACAGGTCGTTCCGCGTCCCCTTGTCGGACGAAAGCGGCAAGGCGCACTGGAATGCCATGTAGGCTGCGAAGGCTTGAGCGAAAGGCTCCCGCCATTTGCCGATGTTCCAGCCGTAGTCCGTATCGTTCGAGATATAGCGGATATAGAGCGTGTCGTTGTTGGCGTACCAGTAATCCGTCTCGTCAACGAAATCCTCGAACCCTTGCGTGAACGTGGGGTCGATGGACAGGGAGACGGTGCGGACCCAATCCGTGGGCTTGGAGAACGCATACTGATAGCCGAAGAGAGGTTCAACGTCTTCGTCGCGTTGGAATTCGGAGGACCGGATAGCAAAGTTCCACAGGCCCTTGGCGAGCATGTATTCGCCCGCCTCCTGCCAGACATCATCCAGCGCATAACGGGCGGGGCTGACCTCTGTAAGGCTTGCCACACCGGCCGCATTGCCGAGATAGCGCAGCGCGGCCTTGTAGATGCTAAGTTTGGAAGCCATCTTTATTGAACTCCCGACATGTCGAACTCTCGCAGGTCAGCCATGAACCAGCGCTTGTCCGGCAACTCGCCGATGGCGAATACCGCCAGCGTCAGGTCATCAGTTTCGAACCCGTCGCCATCGAGCCAAACGCTCACCCTGCAAATCTCGTTCGCATCAGTGATGGCAACACCCGTGCATCGGCTTATGGCGCCGATGGTCACGCCACCAGACCCGACGCCTTGCGCGAGTGAGCGACGGCGATGGCGGTAGCTTCCTCGCGCGATTTGTGATCCTTGCTGATGATCATATGCGGGTCGGACGTCATCACTCGCCAGCCCTGTTTGGGCGCGAAGTTGACGATGTAGCCGGCGGGAAGGTCGATCTCGCTCTCATCGGCAGCCTCTTCCTGTTCGCGGACCCAGACACGCAATGGGCGAACCATCACCATGCCGATGCCCTTGCCGATGACGCGTACCTGCATGTCGAGACCCCCGTCCGTGGACAGGATGTCGATCAGGTCATCAGGCCGCAGGACGTTGGTGTGGTGAGCCCAGAACGCGGGCTTCAGGATATCCTCCAGCGTGATCTCTGGCCCGACCTTCACTTGATGGTAGGTGCGCAGATAATCCGCGCCATTGGCGCGCAATGCCGTGGGATGAAGAACTTTCGTCATGATCTGCCTCATGGTTGTGGAGCGGTTCGGGGGCCAGCAAAAGCCAGCCCCCTCGACCGCGTGTGGAGGCAACACCGCAGCCGAAGCCGCGAGGTTGCGGATCAGGTGATCGCGGTCGGAGCCGCCACGGTAGCAGCCGCGCCGGAGACCGACGCAACCTGATAGCGCTTGTACTTGGCGGTGCCGGTGTTGATGGCGTCCACCAGGTCGCCGACGCGCATGCCCTTCGTAACGCCGTCCGAGAACCAGGAGGCACCAACGATGGTGGCGTCCGAGTCCGCAGCGGAATTGAAGTACATGAACACGCGCGGCATGGCGCCGCCGGTCGGGTTGATGACCATAGCGAGATTGTCAGGAACGTATGCCATTTGCTCGTCTCCTTACGTAGCAACGAACGCCGAGCCATCGTGAGTGATTTTCACGATGCCGTTGTTCTGGAGAATCTTTGCTCCGTGGTAGACGCTGGCGCGAGACCAGGACACGTCCTGCTTAGCGTCGTAGTCGGCGGCGATCTTCTCCTCGCCCACGTTGATCGCATAGCCGATGGCGTTGCGATGGAACATGTAGCAGAGTTCCGAAGACGTACCGAGACCGGACACGCGGCTGGAGACGATCCAGTTGATGCCAGCCCAGCGGAACATCTTGCGCGCCGGGCCACCGAACGGCTTCATTTCCACGTAATCGCCGGAGGCGAATTCGGTGGTCTGAAGCAGATAGCCACGGAAGGCGGGGGTGATGACGCAGAACATGTTGTTCTCGTCCTCAACGTCCACGTCGTTGTTGCCGAGAATGGCCTGCGCGCCGAGCACCATCTGCAACGACGCGGTTTGCGCCGAAGACGGATAGTCTTGGGTAGCGTTGGCGAGCTCGGCAAGCAGGGTGAGGTCGATGTCGCGGTTGATGACAGCGATGGACTCGTTGCGCATCACCTTGATCTGATCGCCCTGCGAGGCGAAGACGTTGAAGCCCGTCAGTTCGTACGGAGCATGCTTTTCGACCAGCGTCGCGGTAAGCTGCGAATTGGTCGGGTTGCCATAGGGGATTTGGCCGTTCGTGCCGCGGGTGACAGCGGTATCGCTGGCGGAGCCCGAGACAAGGAACGTCGCCTGATTGCCAGACAAGACGGTTTCCTTCGTCGTGGTGAGCTTGAGCAGGCTCATCTTCTGCTCAAACGCCGGGACGAAATCCTTCTTGTACTGGACCATTGCGGCTTCAATAGCCATGGTTCAGTCCTTTCAAGGTTTTCGATTGGGGGTTTGGGCCGCTCGTCATGAAGGGAAGCCGCAGGCGTTCCGGGGCCTTTCGGGGAAGCCGGTATCCTTCGGGGCAACATGCTCGAATTGGCAGAAGAACCTGTCGGCGGGGCCTTTCGGGGAAGCCGCGTTCAGGGGTAGATGACCGGCTTAGGCCGGTGTTCGGATCAGCGCTTGCCTCGCGCCAAGTCTTTTTCTATGAGACCTCTCAATTCCTTATCAAGGCCTTCATTCTCATACCGCTCGAAGTCGGTATCGCGTATCTTTTCGATTTCCTCGCGGCGCATGTTGTGCTTGCGCTCGCCGTCGCTGGTGGAGAAGGCCAGGTCGCCGAACTTCTGGCGCGCCATGTCCGACGCCCATGTGATGAATGCCGGGTCGCTCCCGAGCAACTTGCCATTGGGCATGCGCGCTTCCGCCCAATCGGCGCCGATGCCGGGGATGCCCTCTATCCAGCGCTTGGCCATCGTCATGTTGGCCTTGTATTCACCGTGCGCCCAATCCTTGCGAAGGGCATCTTCAGCATCTTCGAGGGCCTGTTTGTCGGCCTCCGTCTGCTTGGCCTGGGCTGCCTCAGCCATTTCGACGTACCATTCCGATGCGATGTTCACGACATCGGGCCGGGCGCCCTTCTTGTGGGCGAACTCCGTGAAACTGGAGAGGATCGGCTTGTCCTCGTCCACGATGCGTTTCGTCACGCTCTCGGGCAGTTTGTAGCCGGTCGGATCGTCGGGGATGCCTTCGGCCTTGCGCCATTCGGCGAGAGCCTTTTCATCCTTGGGATCCGGCATCGCCGCCGCTGGCTTGCCAGCCCTGAGCGCTTTCTTGGTTTCGTCCAGCGCCTTGAGAATGCCGCCAATCGAACCATAGCGCTTGGCGAGCTTCAGGAGGTCATCATCCTTGCCGGCCGCCATCTCGCGCCAATTGTCTGGAAGCGCTGGCTCCTTGCTCTTTTCGACGGGAGGATTCGCCTTCTCCCATTCGGCGAGAGCCTTGGCATTGTCCTCATCCGACTTCTTCGGATCGGCGATGAACTCCTTCGGCGCCTCTGCCTCAACCGGCGCTTTGGGCGGCTCAACCGGCGGAACCGGAGGGATTGCGAGCGGCGTTTCGGGTGGTGGTGCCGGCGGCTCAACCGGCGGCTGTACGGCCTCTGTCATTCCTTTGCCTCTTGCCTCTTGCCTCGAACTGGTTTGGTCTCAAGCGCCTTGAGCGTTTCCGGCCTCGTCATCTTGACGATCTGCGCGCCGACGAAACGACGGCCCTCGTGGAAATCGGTTGCCCTGCGGCCATCCTCGCCGCCTGCCCGGTAGCTCAGGTCGTAGTAGTTGCAGACCTCGCTGATGATCCAGTCAGCGGCCATGATCTGCTGGCCTTCGTTGGCCTTGCCGTCGAGGAAGGCGCGGACGGCCATCAGAATGTCTTTGTCGTATGGAGCGGGGGCGTGAGCTTCCATTACCAGCCAAGCGCCATTGCGATAGCCGCGCAGACTGCAATGTAGGTAAGCACCATCGCCAGGACGGCGCCGCCAATGAAAGCGGCAATGACAAGCATGGCAATAAGCGTTGCCGACATAGATTGCCTCGCTATCCGCAGTTGGTGATATTCGGTGGGCCGCACCGGAAAATGCTCCAGACGCGGGTCTATCTTCCATCTGGCAAACCGGAAGCGGCGCATTGCCCTCCGCCAGCCGGCATCTCTGTTCCCGGCAACCGGCAGAGAACTCACGTCCCACGGATTGAGCCAGAGCCTGTTTCTGTTTTGGTCATACCACCAGAAAACGAACTGGCATTCGCTTCGAAGCGTGCCGGTTCTGGACCGCTGATTATGGTGCGGGCCAAAGAGCCAAACGCCGGTCGTATCGTACTTGTAGCTATACCCGATTTCGAACGCGAACCACCGGCAGGTGTACCTAATCATCGCCGGGCGCCCCGCTCGTTGGCGTTGACCAGTTTCACAATCGCCAGCGATGTTTCACGTGACATATCCGGGGCGCGTGTCGCGCAGCTCGCCAATTGCACCGCCATCAGGACGACGAGGAACCTCACGCAGCCACTCGCGGCTGCTGGATCATGCCCGCCTGCTGAAGGGCCAAGGAAGCGTCGGCGACGTTCTTGCCCACCACGGCCCCGCCCTGAAGCGCGGCAGCGGCCTGCGTAAGCCCGTCAACTGTGCTCTGCTGGTCCTCAGCACCCTGCTGCGTCTCTTCGTCGTTGAACCAGTCGGCCGGTGCCTGTGTGCCGCGCACGGCGTCCTTGGTGGCTTTCTTCCAGTCGATGAGAGTGGCCACCGACTTGTCGATCTCCGCGCCGCCGGCAACGATCTGGAGCGATTCCTGAAAGGCCTGGACGTTCTGCCGGCCCTCTGCTGTGTTCAGCGGGCCTTCGAACGTGAAGGTGATCTCCCGATCGCCCAAGGCCCTGGGCATGTCCTCGATGTTGAAGGCGTTGTTTCGCACCGCCATCTGGAACCCGATGTCCAGCAGCGGCAGGTGGTATTCGCTCTCGATAGGGCCGGTGAACGGCAGGATGGCGCGACGGTATTCCTCAAGCCTGGCCTGCGTCTCGAATGCCGTCTTCTGTTGCGGCGGCAGCATGATCTTGTTGAGCAGGAAGGCTTCCGCAATGAGATTGCGAACGTCCTGCTTCATTTCCATCCCGAAGCTCAAGCCGCTTGATGGCTGTTCCGTAAAGATGGCATCCTGGATCTTCTGATCGGCTTCGAGGTCAACATAGGTCATGCCGCCGGCATAGCGGTTCACGGCATCGCGGAAGATTTCTCCCCTTGCGAACATCGGAGCATCGACAGCCTTCTCGCCCTGCTCCAGAAGGATACGGGCAAGAGCCTGAAGCATCCTGCCATCGGGAAGCGAATTGATCGTGGCCGGGCTGAAACCCTGCGGGAAGCTCGATACCGTGCGCCAGCGCGGGATGACGTAGTTGAAGACCGGAAGCGGCCCCTCACCCAGGATGATCTCATGATCCACATCGATGTAGAGCGAGCAGAACGGGCTATCCTTGTACTGGCGCCGCTTGGCCTTGTCGTCGCCGTAAATCTCCTCGAACGGTAAGACGATATGGCGGACCTTGAATTCCTTGGCCGGGTCTTTCTCTGCTGCCAGGATGATGTCCTGGTGCAGGTTCTTGGCCCAAGCCTTGCGCATCTTCATGTTGCGCGCGGTCATCGGCATGTTACGCTGGTTGTGGTCGATCTTGCCGACCGCATTCACCATCCAGGCGCATTCCTTCGGATGCCATGTGCGGAACAGGAAATGCGTGCGATCCGGGCTTTCCTCGACCGAGAGAACGGGATTCCCGAACGCCACCCAATCGTGATCGGCTTCATTGGTGGCGCGGACGAAATTGGCCCTGCGATCATAGACCAGCCGGCGGAAATGATTGGTGGCGTACTCCAGCCACCGCGCATTCGCAGGGTCTTCGTCAACCTCATCGAGGCCGGTCTTGACCTCGAACCAGTCTCCTTGACGAAGCAGCGCGCCTATGGTGTTGCCGAGCGTTTCCCGAGCTTGGACCGGATAGGAGTCCATCAGGTCCGTGCCGAAGTCATCCCCGAGCGAGAATGTCTGCGTAAAATCAGACCGCATCGGATAGAACTGTTCAGCAATCTCCTGGTTGAGCGAGTTCCATTGCTCCTTTTGCGCAAAGAGCCTGTCGCCGATGCTGACCAGTTCCTTGGCGCGAGAGTCCATTTAGCCGGCCTGGCCCAGAAGGCTGTTGGAATAGCTCGTCGTGCCGGCATCGCCCGTGCGGCGAGACAGCATCGTGGAGGCACGGCCCGAGCGCGAGGCGATCTGCTGGCGCTGGCGAAGATCGGCCGCCCTCGCCTGCGCATCGTCGGGAACTGGCATCGGCGTGGGATCGGCCTGCTTTTGTTTCTTGCCAAAGAGAAAGCTCATCATGCTCTCCGTTTCTTCATGTTCGAATAGCCGATGTTGACAACCGGGCCACGATGGCCGCCGATGCCTGGCTCAGGCTTTGTCATTGCGGGGAATAGCGACGCCAGCCCCCAGATCATCGCGTCTGCCCTGTCAGGGGAGCGGGAGCCCACATAACCCGCCGTGGTCATGGCGCAGAGCTGGTCTTCCAGTTCAGGAAACAGCCCGACGAGCGAAACCTTCTGTTGCTCGAACAGGGCCGCGATGGGCTCCGCTCTCACAACCTTGCCGCGGCTGGCCTTCACCGCCCTGTAGGATACCGATATGCCCTGTCTTGCCCCGGCAGAACGAACAATCTCAGCCACCATCGCGCCGCCGAAATTCTCTTCGGCTACGATGGCGTCGGCTTCATGCCGCTGGTATGCCGAGACAGCCGCATCCCCCCACAGCGCGGGCGCCATCCGGCCCGACAGGTCTTCCAGGATGTACCCTCTTCCGTCCCTACCGAGCCCACAAACGACGATGCCCACCTCATCGGAACGCTTGTCTTCTTCGCCGGCAACGCCGGAGGGGTCGACCGCAACCACAATGCGCGCCATTTCGGGTATCTTGCCGTCCACGACGCGCTGTTGGTCTAGAAGCTCCAGCGTCCACAGCGCCGAATCCGACATGTCGGCGAACTGCCCGAGCCAGAAGCGGCGCCTCATGGCTTCCGACATGCCCTGAAGCTCCTCCAGATACGAGGCCGGGAGATTGGCCTCGTTGTCCTTCGGGTTCATGGTGATGGCGGCATAGTTCGCGGGGTTCGCCAGCGGCGTCCGGCGGTCCGGATCTTTCTTTTCAACGAAAAGCTTGTAGGTCCAATGCGCCATTCCAGGCGGGTTGCAATCGTAGTAGGCTTTCAGCCTGAGCGGTGTCTTTTGGGCCAGACGGGTGATCGCCATGTTGCGGGAGGCATAGGGTATTTGCGAGCACTCGTTGAGATAGAGCGTCGCGTACTCCTGCCCTAGAATCTTTTCGGTGCGCTCCTTGTCGTCCAGCCCGCCAAACCAGATTTCAGAGCCGTTCGGCAGCGTCAGATACCAGTCGGATTTGTCAAGCTTGCAATTGGCCGCGACACCGGGAAAGCACCGCTCCATCACTGTGGGCAGCGTGTCGAGAATGATCGAAGCTTTGATGTGGTTGAACCGGTAGCGAAGCATCGCGTGCCGGCTTTTATGGGCCAGAGCCCGGATAATCACAGCGCGGACAAACCCGAATGTCTTCCCCGAGCGTGAGCCGCCATACGCCATGATGTGCGTGGCATCGGAGGCCAGAAGATCAATCTGCGCCTGTTGCTTCTTATGAAGCTTGAACGGCTCATTGGGGCGAGAGACGCTGCCCAAGATTTCCGTCCACTCACCAATGTCGGTCAAAGGATAGCCGCGTCCTTGGTGCCTATGACTACCTGGATCGGTCCGCCATCAGGGCCGGTATGTTCCTGCTTGTCGCGCCAGTCCGCAGGGCGGCGGTTCTTCAGCCAGAAGATGGCTGCAGTCGTGTCCGGCGCAACATGCTCGCGAACAGGGGCTCGGATAATCTCGCCCTGGTGCTGGAATATCTTCTCGCTTTCGAACGTGTAGCCGACCGCCTTATGGTAAAGACTGCTCACCACGCGCTCGTCGGCTTTTTCCTTTCCGGCGTTTAAGGCCTGACAAAATTCCTCATGCGCATGCTTCCATCGATAGATGGTTCGTACATCGACGCCGAAGAAATCAGCAACTTCAATGTCGGTCGCCCCCAGTGAGGCAAGCTTTTCGGCCTGCCCCACATAAGATGGATCAAAGTCGGTTGGCCTTCCTGCGGTCAATCCTCTTCCTCCCCTAGCAATTCCTCAACCCACCGGATGAGTTGCGTCATTGCGTTGGATTGGGAATAGGTGGTTTCATGTCCGTCGAAGTCTTCCTTGTCCAAGAGCCCGCATTCGTTGCGGTTCAGGAGAAGAAAGCATCTGAGGAGTTCACGTTCTTTCGACAAAGCTTGTTGCCTCCAAGCTGGGTCATTATGCGTTGGTGACGGTGCCACCGCCGATGACGCGGCCATTCGGAAGCCGGACGGCTAGATACCCGGCAGCGGTGCCTGTATCCAGATAGCTACCAGCCCACGCACCTGACGTGCTGGTGATGCAGGCGAACAGCTTCTTGGCGACGACTGCGAGTAGCTTGCCGGTTGCACCCTGTTGGACACCGGTCGAGCCGCCAGCCGCAACGAAGTCGGTCATTGCCGAACTGGAGTACATGACGATTTCGAAGTTCTCCGCATAGTCGATGGGGTTGCCCTGAGCATCCTTCAGCGTGATCGTGATGTCGCGGGTATCGCCGGTCGTGGCGCCTTCCGCACTGATCAGGATGGCGGCGTCAACTGCCGGCTGGGAGATGTTGATACCCTGGGCGACGAGCTGGCCGTAAGCGCCGATACCGAGGCGGCGGCCGAAGATGGATTTCAGAGTGCGAGGCTGGGTGGTCATGTCTGCGTTCCTTTATTGTTGCTGGTTGCTTGCATGGAAAAGCCCGCCGAAGCGGGCCTTGGTGGAAACTCGTGTACGCTTTGATTGCTAGCCGTCGAGGCCAGTCTGGATTCCCCATTTGATGGCGCTGACGTGCGAAGTAACATTCCAACGCAGCATTACCGGCGCGGGAGCCTCCCACACCTTGAAGTAGTCCGCCGTGATTGCCGTGGCGTCGGGATGCTTCAGCCAGGTTGTGCCGTCCGCCTCAAGGACTTCGAGATCCACAGAGCCTGACCCAAAGTCGAGATAAAGATTGAAGCTTCGCGCTGGCCCCACCGCGCCTAGCGCGCCTGTGCCGCTTGTCGTGCCGCTTGCCATGGTTCTATCTTCCTTTTAAGGGGAGGTTGCCGGGAGAGTGGCGCGCTAAACGGCGACGGATATCTCAAGTGGCGCCAAGTCATCGCCCCGATCATCGAGCGCGTAGCAGGTGCGCAATCGTCTTAAGCCCACCCTTGAGCCTGCATCGCAGCAAACATCGCATCCTCCAGGATTTGCTCCCCGGTCGCGTTGAGATGCGCGTTGCTCACTGCCACGTGCCAAGCCAAGTCGTCGCCCTGCGTGTAGGTGCCGGCGACGATCAGCGCACGCATATAGGCATATAGATCGACGTAGACCGCACCAAGCGCCGAGGCGGCTGCCTGTTCGGCTGCTCTGACGGGGGCCGCGTTGACGTTCGGGACCGTGGTCGTATCTCCAAGGCCGCTGGCGAAGTTGTAGTAATGCAGGCCTGGGATGAGGATGCGATTGCAGCCGAGAGCCTGAATGGCCTGTCCAACCTTGACGAGATTGTCGGTGGTGCGGAGGGCTACAGCCTGTCCTGTCGAGGGCGTAAAGCCAAGCGGTGCGGTTACTGTGATGCGGTCTGTCGCGACAGAAAGAACCTCTGCGTTTACCCCATTGACCGTGATCAAGGCACCAGGGCTGTACCTCGCCCCAAAAGTGCTCGCGACAGTGAAGGCTGTTGTCGTCGGCGCGGGAGAGGCCTGCACCGTAGTCGCACCACTGTTGTCGTTGGTGCCACCGTAGATGACGGCTACATCAGGCTTGCCGGGGGCGGTGATGGCAGCAAGGCGACCCACCATGTTGCCTGTGGTGTTCCCGCTAACACCGAAATTGAGGGCGATCTTCTTGTCACCCAGCGCGGCAGCAATGCGCCTTGGATAGAACTGCGCTTCCGTCACCCCGTAGTCGATGTTGTAGGTGTGGCTGTCGCCGACTGCAGTGAGAAAGCCTGTGATGCCGAACTTGGAGCGCAGCCAGTTGTTTACCGCAACCACTTCGGCATCGGTAAATGACCGAGTAACGGCTATGGACCCGTAGTAGCGTCCGCCCGCGTAGTTTCCGGTGGTAGTCCTGACCAGAGCCCCAATGGCAAACACATTGAGCATACCAAGGCTGGTAATGCTTCCCGAGCCGGTGTTGACCGTCAAGTCTCTGTAGACGGTTGGGCCGGCTGAACGGGCGATATAAACATGAGGGTCGGCAGGCACACCCTGCGATGTAGAAACCGCGTCGGCGTTGCCCACCCCGCCCATGCAGATGAACTCGCCCATCCCGACTGTGTTCTGAAGTCGAAGCCCACCCCAATTCGCAGAATTTGTGGTATCTCCGAGGCCTATCAGGAATTCGTTCGCTGCTGGCGTGGTTAGCGTGTTGAACGCGGCGGCTAGACCAAGTGCTGTCCCTGACCATCCAGAAATTGCGGCAGAAAAGACTGTTGCGCCATCGGCTGTGAGATAGTACCCGCCGAGCGCATCCTGTGCCAACACCCATCCCGTCGAATTGGTGATGTTGACGCCGTTCCCCGACTTGTCGTTGATGCGCTTGACTGTCTGCCCAACTGCGGTGACAGCCGACGTACCGCCCGTGTCCTGAAACAGTGAGGAGAAATCGGACGGGTCGTGCCATGCACCCTTTTCGCCGTTCGCAAACAGGGTGGATGGCGAGAAACCACTTCCCCACTTCCCCATCAGAGGACTGTATATCGGCGAGCGTATTGAACTGTGGATCGGAGAGCGGATTAGCGTCATCCGAATTCCTCGAGGTCATCGGCTTCCTGATCCAGAATGGCGATCACCTCCTGCCGGCTCATGTGGGTGAGCATCAGGGATATCGCGCATTCGAGATAGGTAATGGACTGGCGGCGGGAGAAGTCGACCGTGGCCGCTTCTGCCTGGCTTTCGATACGGCGGGTGTCTTCGGCCATGCTGACACCTCAAACGCAAAACGCCCCGCTGTCGGGCGAGGCGCTGGTGACGAATTTGGGGAATGGCAGGCTTATACGCTTCGTGGTTTCCACTTTCAAGCGTTTTTTGAAACAAGAACCTTATTTTCAATTTTCTCGGGGCCAAAGTAGAGGGTGGCGAGATGGTCAAGGCCGATGGTGAGGAGCTTGGCCAAGGCAGGGCGCGGGTCTTTTGTGCGCTCGGCAACCTCTCTGATCGACATGCGCTGGCCGCACACGCACTCAACCACCATTACGATCTCGTGGTGGCCGATCGCGGCTCTGGCCTTCCCCATCGCGGCGAACGCATCCAGGATGTGAGCCGGCGCACCCCGCGGCATACCGCTACTGTCTACGCGCTCGTCCATTGAAGCGGGCTTGATCCCCGATGTTGCGGCCACCTCATAGTCCGACCGGAAGCGAAGGCCAGCATTGCGCTGGCGAGCTGAAAGACCGGTAATCGTCTTCAAAGGGTCGGCCGTCTTCAGGCGGATGATGCCGGTGATCGGCGTCTCGACATACTCCCGACGGCTTTCCGCTGTGATCTGTGGCACGCGCTCTCGGCCATAGCCATCGAGAGCAAGCGGGAAGTCGTGCTTGCGGCGGATGCGTATCTGCTCCTTCTCGGCAGCGAGGATCGGAGGCGGCTCTGGTTTCTTCTTTCGCTTTGCCATCTATTGCCCTCGCTTCCGTGCGTCATCGTGCATGGTTCGAATTCCCTGCGCCGCGAACGAGCCGCGCGTTGGACTGAACTCGTTCAGGACGTTTTCAACCAAATGGCGAATTTGCTTTGGCTTCTCCACACCGCAGTCGAGGAATGCTCGGACGACCGTGTACCCATATTCATGGACCAACTCGCGTAATTCAGGGGACATGCGGTCAATCTGAGCCATCCTGTTCGACCTCCTCGTCGCGGCGGCCAGGTCCAATGAATCGCGAACCATCAAGCAAGTCCTCGCTTCTTGAGCGCGTTCCTGACTGATGCGGAATCGCGATTGAACATTCGGCCGAGCGCCGGAAAGGAGATGTTCGGCCGGGCCTTCTTGACCGCGGCAATGGCATCGAACCGAGCGGCGAGGACGCGATCGGCCAGGGTCTTGCCCATGATGTCGGCGACGGCGACGCCATGCTGCCTGGCTATGCTTTCGATGAGCAGTTGCATTTCAGTCTTGGGGATGACCAAGCGAACGATATTGCTGCCCCGTGGTGCGGTTTCCGATGCCGGCGCTGGAATTGTTGGCGGGAGCGCTTCAATGCGCTGTGCGGCCCGCTGCCTGGCGCCTGCCATCGTCTTTGTGGATACGGCGAAGAACATTACGCTGCACTCCTACGCTTGATCTCACGGTCGAGATACCAGGCCGCCTTCTTCAGATCCTCAATGGCGTCGGCCTTCAGGTCGGCCCGCCATATGTATTTGATCGCGTTGCCGAGATTGAAGCCCATGTGCTCGACTACGGTGATGCACTCCACGCCCGACGGATGAGCATTGTAATGCTTAGGGTGATTGACAGGATCGCTCATGCCCTCCTCCGTTCCACAACCACGGTCCTGCCTTTGACGCGCTCGACCGCGACCTTGTTGCCGTGGAAGTCGCGGACGCCGAAGACTTTGAGCCTTTCGGCCGCTGCCTGCTCAGCCTTGCTCATCTTCCACTTCTGCATCTCGGTCAGTTCGATCTCTGCGGCGACCTGCTCTGCCTCGATGTCGGTATTCAGGATGGCGCGCATGTATTCCATGGCGGCGGCTTTGGCCTCGGCTTCGGTTTCGAAGTAGCGAGGACCATCAGGATACGGGACGAGCTTTTCACGCTCGCCGACGAACCGCTTGATCGATGGCCGCCAACCGTTCTTGGTCGGCACGGCACGATAGTCGGGGAGGAAATCGCCGGTCAAAGCAAAGCCTCCTGCCGCGCCGGCGCAGTCGGATTCCGCCACTTATCGAAATCGGCCTCAATCTGTGGATAGTTGACCGGATGCTGCGCCTTGAAGTCAGGGAGATATGGCCCCTCGATCCAGCCACCGGCGCCGTTCTGGACGATCCATTTGCCTTGCGTCCAGCGCGACATCGATATCTTGAAGAACGCGAAGTCCTGACGGGTGACATAGCCGCGGCGCGCTAGGGTGATCACGATCTTGATGGCGCGGACTTTCCAGTCGGTCAGCGCCACCGGGGCGCTGTGACCGGCACCGACGTCAGGCACCCAATCCGGTAGCATGATCCGCTTCGCCGGACAGCGCTCATACCATTGATTGCTCCAGTAGCCGTCGTCCGGTTTCGGCAATGATGGACTGAAATCGTGTCCGGCTCGCCATTTTGATGGCGCAAACATTCGGATCACGGTGACCCCGATCAGGGGGCAGACAGCGGCCATGTCCATGCTGACCCCTTCGGGGATCAGGACAGCGCGGCAGTCCGGCCCTTCGCTGTCGACATAGTGATAGCTGGCATATTCTGCGGCCTGGCAAATCACCTTGGCGTTGAGCTTCAGCTTTGCCTCGACGCCGACCTGGAAGCCGTCAGCTTTGCGAACCAGCAGGATATCGAAGCCGCCCGTTTCCGGGTATGCGGTCCACTCCTTCGGCAGCGCCGCGATGAACGCCGCGCAGAGATCAGCTTCTTTCTCGAATTTGGGAGCGTCGGACTTCATGCCGCACCTCCCTCAAGAGCATGCAGAGCTCGCCGAACCTCATCAGCTTTGCGGATTGTCTCGCGCGACAACAGACCGCCGTTGCCGCCCATCCATTTGCCGCCGATCAGCGCGCCGTTGTCGTCGAAGTTGATGGAATCGACGAGTTCCTTGGCCGCCGTCTTCAGTCGTTCGACGTCGCTCATGCCTTCGTCCCGTTCCTGATCTTGGCGATGGTCTCGATGGTCGAGAATCTGAACCGGCACTGGTTGCATTCCTTCCGCCGGCGGATGCCGCCGCGCGTCGGACGGGTATCGACAGTGAGCAGCTTGCGCTTGCCGCAGGATGGGCAGTGGAGGCCGGTGAAAAGCTTACTCATTCCCCGAAAAACCCCTCGAACGATTCCGGCTGCTCCTCGGCGAGCGAACCAAACATGGTGAACTCGGCTTCGAATTTGATCTCGGGCGACCGGCCGGGTTCACCGCGGCGCCGCTTGTGGTTGATGATCTGGGCGCGGCCGCGCGATCGCTCATATTTCTGGATGAGCTCGTCGCGCTTCTCCTGCTTCATGGTCTGCGGGATCAGTTCCTTGTAAAGCGGCTCTGGCCGGTAGAGTGAAAACCAGACGTCAAGGTTCTGCTTCACACCGGAGCCGCCATAGGCATCGCCCATCATTGGCCGGATGTTGCCGCCGGTCTGCCAGCGCTTTTTCCAGTCGTCATTGCGCTGGATAAGGATCACGATCGCCACGTTGAGCGACTTCGCCAGCGCCTTGAGCCCGCGATAGAGCGCGTTCACCCGATCGGCGAAGATATCCTTCGGATTCGGCAGGCTGATCATCTTGGCGTGGTCGATCATGATCAGGTCGAGCCCCTGGCTCTTGACCATCGCCTCGGCCTTCACGCGGATATCGGATAGCGTGCACTCGCCGAAACCGACGATGTAGAAAGGCAGATCGGCGGATGCGACCATTTCCTTCTCGAGGTCGGCACCTTCCTTGGTGTTCAGCGTGTAGGCATCGATCCGGCCGAGCGAGATGTGCGCCTGTTGTGCGGCAGCCTGAAGCGCTGCCTCTTCATCTGTTATCTCGATCGAGAAGAACGCGCTCTTGAAGCCCTTGGAGGCAGCGAAACGGCATTGCTGGAGGCTGAAGCTGGTCTTGCCACCACCCGAGTCCGACATCAACCCGACCAGGTTGCCGCGGCGGATATCGCCGAGCGCCGACGTGATTTCCGGCAGGAACCACGGAATGCGGGACGAGACGTCGCCGCTTGACTTGGCGGCCTTGGTCACGGCGTTCGGCAGGATCACGCCATACTGGACCGACGCGGCGCGCTCGTTGCCTTCCCTGGCGATGCGCGCCAGATCATCGGCCGTGTTGCCGATGATCTTCTCCGGCGTCATGTCGACGGGCATGTTACGCGCTAGCGCGATCAAATCCTCGCCGGCAGCAATCAGCTGGTGCCTGCTCCACATCTCGAGGACGCCGCGGCCGTAGTCATAGGCTCCTGATGTCGTGACCGCTTCGGAGAACAATCCGATCACATACTGGTTCAGCGTCTTCTGCCCGACCATGACACCGGCCGGCAGATATGGCTTGATCGTGATCGGATTGACCGCCCTGCCCTCCGCGATCATCGTCCCCATGACCTCGTACAGGTCGCCGTGGAGCTTTTCGTGGAAATGCTGAGGCTTGAGGAAGCCGGCAACGCGCCAATAGGCGTCCGCGGTGTGGAGGATGGCGCCTAGAAGCGCCTGCTCGCACTCCACCACATCGGGCAACGGTTCCTTGAAATCGCGCTGGTGAGCGTTCATGCGGCCTTTTCCCTCGTCATCTTGAAGGTCTGCGTCGCCTCGCCAGCCATCGCTATGCCGACGGCTTCGGCCGCATCTGCGTTCTTCACTTCGATCCGAAGCATACGGCACCGGTCGACCGCCGCGCGTTTCCATCCGGCCCTGTCGCGTCCTGGATGCCGTCCCTCGCCGAGGAAATGCTTCCTCCATGTCGCCGAAGGGATCGTTTCCCAATCGATGCGATAGGCCGCGATGATGGCCACCGCGGCGCCGCACAGGCTCGATAGCTGAAGCGCGGCGGGATTGAGTGTTTGTTCCTCGACCGGGCCGGCGAGCGTGTTCTTGGTCTTTTTGAAAGACACCACGTTGCGCATGGGCTGTTCGATCGCCACGAAGTCGGGCCGGACTGGCTTCAGGAGTGCGACGAGTTGCTGGGCGAGCGATGCAGCCTTTTCCTCGGCGTTATCGCCCTGTGCCTTCAGAAGCCCCGTCCTGATGGTCGATAGCGAGGCACCAGGCTCGTACCATGCGAACCCGGTGACCGTTGCGATGTCCAACCCGAGGATCAGGCTCATCAGGCGGCTTCGTCCTGCTCTTCGTCGAAGCCAGGATCTTCGCTGCCCTTGATCAGTTCGTCCTTCTGGGCATTTTTCTTCTCCATCGCCGACAAGAGGTCTTCGCGCATGATGCGCTGCCCCTCATGCCAGCCCTTCATCCAGGCTTGGCCCATATCAGACGAAGCGTCGTAGAGCGGATCGGGGTCTTTGCCGGCGAGCCCTGCGACCTTGCCCTCATCAAAGGCGCGCTCTTCGACCGGGCGCCGATCTGGGAACAGATCGCCTTGCTCGCCTGGCGGCAGAGCATTGAAAGCCTTCGCGATTTCGATCAGTTCCTTGATCTCCTCAACGAAGATGTTCTGGTCGTCCATCGTTGCGAGACGGAGACCGGCGTCGATCTCGGAAAGCTTGAAGCCGTCGGCCTTTGCCAGCGCCCTCGCCTTCTTGCGCTCCTCCATGATCGGTTTCAGCCGATCGGCGATGCCGAGAAGCTGCCGGATGTGATGCATACGGAGTGCCGACTTTTCCGCCGGCGTCAGTTCGCCGCTGTTGTGGCCTGTCTGCGCTTGCATCTCGGGTGCCTGCGCTTCCTGCTGTGGTTTCTTTGCCATGCTCTTGCCTCCTCGTTTTCAGATCTTGGGAGCGGCGCGGTCGAAGCCAGGATTCGGCCCGTTGTCGAGCGTGACCTTGGTCTTGCTGGAAACCGTGCAGCGCTGCTCGTCGAACCATTCCGAACTCCGAATGGAACCGTCCTTCGCCACCTTCGGCGAAAGGAGAACCTGATTGCAGCCGGTCAGGTATTCGACGCGGCCAATGACGATGCCAGTGAAACCGGTGATGACGTCCTTTGCAGTCGTTCCGAGTTCGATTTTCATGCTCTTGCCTCCTCGTTGAAATTCAGGCCCGCACGCGGCGCGGATCTCCGGGGATAGGATCGCCGCAGATACGAGCCGTCAGGTTTCGGGTGTCTCTCGGAATCTCGGCCAGCCGGGCGAGCGCATCCGCTGCAAATGTCGCCCGCTCCGAGATGAGGGCTCTCGTCTGCTCGCTGAATTTCACCTCTGCGCCGGGCTGATGGCGCCTCGCCTGCTGCTGGCGGGCAAAGTCCGGATCAAGCACGCGGTGAACCGTGGTGCCGTGGCAACCGAGACGGCGCCCGATGGCCTCATAGTTCATGCCTGCTGCGAATAGCCGGCGCGCTCTGGCGATCTGGTCTTCGTTGAGCTTGGGCTTCATGCGGGCACCGGGAGGCAATCGAGGATGTGGAGGCGCTTTTTGGAGAGCCCAGCGAACCGCCAGCCGGCCAGATAGAAGATGTGTCCCCATGTCGGGCGACTGGCGCGAATGGTCGGCTTGACGCCAAGCGGATCGACGAAGGTAAACAGCCGCTCGCCGGGCCACTTCTGCCAAGCTAGTTGCATGGCTTCGGTCAAAAGTGGGGTCGCGTCCTCCCCGCTTTCTCGCCGATAGATGCAGCATTCGACGCCAGTCTGCCCGTCGCGGCGATACTTTTCCTTGCGCCATGCGCAGAGCGCGCCGCCATCAGCTGCGAGCAGAAGGTATTTCTCACCGGGACCGATAATCAGTTCGTTTACGCGACGACCGGCGGCGCGCGGCCGGTAACTGTAATGACGTTTGAAGATGCCGCGCGCCGTGTCATTGCCGTCGAGAACTTCGACCCAGCCTTCGCCGATGAGGAAGGGCTGAATGTTCATGCCGGCTCTCCCGCAAGCATCGCCTTGGCGCGGGAGCGCATGGCTTCGCTCATATCGAAACCGATCGAGTAGAGAGTGCCGAAATCGATCCCCATCGCCTTTGCCTTCTTCCGCAACCGCTTGATGTGCGACCGGATGGCTTCGGGAAGTTGGTCGATCATCGCGACGCGATCGGCGTTGTAGATCGTGGATTCGATCTGCCCGTAGGTGGCGACGCCACGGCGAACCAGGATGAGGAATATCGCGGCCTCTGCCGGCGTCATGCCGTACCGGCGACGAAGGGTGAGGAGATCGTCCGAAGGCAGGAAGGTTTCAAGCCGGGCGCGGAGCTCGCGGTTTTCCTGCTCGAGCCGGTCGACGGCGCGGCG